ATCATCAGCTATTTCTTTTTGTTGACGCATTCTTAACATTTCTAAATCATTTCTCATCTGTGTTTTCTGTAGATCTGTTTGTGCTTCCAACTGTGATTCCTGCGCTTCCTGTTGCAACTCAGCCTGCTTTAATTGCAATTCGGCTTGTTGTTGTTGAACTACTGGGTCTTGAGCCGCTTGCATTTGCTGTTCAAGAACGGCTTGCTGTTGTGCCTTGCCTGTAATCTGAGCCGCGGCTTGCGAAGCTTGAGTAGCTAGTTGTTGTTCTTCTTCCTCTGATATACCCTTTCCTTCTTTAATGTCAAGTGGTGGTAATTGTGTACCCATTAATTGTTCAGCTTCATTTCTGTACTTATGAGCCATATGTTCACTAATATGAGACGTTACTAAAGGCTGTATCATCTTAGCCATTGGATTCTGTGCCATGCTTGGGTCTTGCATTAAACTCATATGAGCAGAAATATGGGCATCGTGGTCTTGATAGGAAAAAGCCTTAACTGGACCTCCAGACATCATTCTTGCGTTCTCTGAAACAGGGTCATACGCAGGAATTTCGCTTTTATTAGGCAAAATTTTGTCAACTTCTTGAATTCCTGCCGTTTCCAAGAACCTTTTATGCAGTTCTCTCATGTCATACAACTGAGGGGCTTGCCCTGCTACCTGCATAGCCGCTTGCTGTTGCATCATTCTTTGCGCAAAAGAAGTGGCATTTGGGTCAGAAACGGGTATAATGTCTACTTTTTTGTCAAAATCTTCGTTTGGACTGCCATTTTCATCATATGGGTATTCTTGTACGCTTTGCATAATAATATTGGACAGCAAATTAAGTTCTCGGCGAAGGGAGCTATGCAACCGTGCGTGAATAGCGCTCATTACTTTCATTGATCTTTCAATAAGAGCTAGAGTAGTCCCGACAGGAGCTTCTTGATTACCTTCGCCGATCTGTAAATCAGCAATAGACGCAAATCGCCTTCCTTCTTGAACAAGAACGTTTAATAAGCTTGCTAAAGTTGCTGATGGTTCTTTGAACGGCAATGGCATGATATTGTCTCGTATCGCACCACTCGGTAAATCTAAATCTCTAAACTCTCCCGGAGCTATTGGAGTATCATCTCCTTTTATTCGCAACCCTCTTGCTTTAAACCCAGCAGGTAAATTGGCTAACGTTCCTGCATCTATCAACTGTCGAAGTATAGACGTTGAAGACTTTGCAATTGAGCCAATTAAATGTATTAATCCAAATCCATAATACCCAAGACCCGGTTGAAACTTGTAATGAACAAAAAATTGTGCAGGTTTTTTTAGTGGATCGTTCTCTTCGTAATTACGTCGTATTGAAAGGATGGTATTGCTGTTTTTTTCAATAGTAACAACATAGGGTAAGGCAATTCCTGTCTCTTCTCCACTTTCGTCTTTGTCTTCAAATCCTTCGATTTCAAGTTCTGCGTGGATTTCAAGGATTGTTCTAAGGTCGTTTTCACTGACTTCTGTAATCCCTGTAAGTTGGTCGTATTTTGTTTGGACATCTTCAGTCTCCCCTGTTGATGAGTCTGATAAATCAACATCTCTATAAAATCCATTTAACTGCATTTTTTTAATGAAATTTTCAGACTTTTGCATAACATGCGTAAATCTGGGGGATGACAGTAAATCTGTTGTAGAATATGAAACAACAAAATCTTCTGCTGGAACAAAAACACTTGCAGGTCGGTTTAAATAAGGATCAAAATATACTTTTCTAAAAGCTGAACCTGCCAATGCTAGTTGAAACAATAATTGTTCTGTTTCTGTTCTATACTCAGGCATTTCTTCGGTTAAGAGGTAATTCATGTAGTTTTCTACACGCCTTGACTGCTCGCCCTTTTCGTCTGAGTACGTTCCTACAACTTTTGTTTTAACAGGACCAGATGCAGGAAATATCTCCATTATAGATTGAGATACAAATCTTATTACAGCTTCTGATAAAATTGGATGATTAACGCCTGTCGCACCATCAAATGGTTGTGTGCGTATTTCGTTTTGAATTCCAAGAAGCTCTAGTCCTTCTGTATAAGTGTCTTCCCACTCCTGTCGGGAAGAACGGTCTTCTTCGTAAGAAGCAACAAGATCAGATGCCAACTCCCCCAGTTGGTCATCGTCAAGCATCTCAGCCAAGTTTTCAGAAACTTGACTATCGTCACCTTCTTCACCACCAAAGTTTATTTCTACGCCGCCATCTTCTGTCTCCACAGTCACTGCTTCAGGATTCAGTACGCCTATTTTAACTTCTGACTGGTCAGCTTCTACTTGCTGTTCCTCTGGAAGATCTTGTTCAGCGAGTACTTGTGCTGCCAGTGCTTTTTCTATTTGATTTGATGCGGCCATTTGTTCTCTTTACATAATTGGTTAAATCTTTAGGTTTTACAAGTGTGCTAAACTTTTTATAAGGAAAATAGTTTAGTGGTTGGCTTAATATTTTAGTAATATGCTTTTTTATTTCGTTCATACCAAGGTGCTTCCGTTTCTTCATAATCTGAGGGCAGTCTTAAAAATCCCCCCTGCCTAAACCTCATCAAGGCTAATGTTGTACAGTCAACCAAATCATCGTGTTGCCCGTTGGGAAACGATGCGCATTGCTCTATTAATTGTTCTGCCCACCTCGTCTGAGGATGCCATACAATCCCCGAAGCAAAGATATCGGAAACTGAATTAACCCTTGACAGCTTATCTTGACCCCTAGAAGGAGTGTAATCAGTGACTGGTATGCCAGATGAACGCAGTTCTTGTATAAGAGGCAAGCCTGCTGCTTTTGCTTCAATAAGAAAGGCATCAGGGTTATATGTTGTATATAACTCCAACGTTCTTTGTTTAAGCTCTGGAAACTCCAGCTTTTCATTGACACTATCAAGTAAGATAATATTAGGAACTTCTTCGCCCCCTTGACCAGCATAATTAAAAACCCCCCACGTTGTTATAGCAGAATAATCTGATCTGGCATTTTTGGTGTGTGCCGTGTCAACTGTTTGTATAATAAAATCACAATCAGGTGGACTGCCCCTTTCCCATTCTCTCCAATATTCTCTTTTTAGCAATGCCCCTTCTTCTGCTGTTGGGGTTTGCTGATACTGAGCAAGCCACTTCCCAATTGGAAGCTCTGCCTTTAATGCATCCAGTTCTTCCTTTGGCCAAAATTCAGGCCATAGAGGTTCTCCGTTCTCGTACATTGCAGGAAGCTCAATAACTTCCCACTGATCCGAACCAGTCCTTTCTCTAGAGGACTGAATAAGTCTGGATGTTAAATCCATTTCAGACCAACGGGTCATAACGACGATGATTGCGCCTTTTGGCTGTAAACGCTGTCTCGGACCTGATGAATACCATTCGTAGATGCTGTCGTAATACTCTGTAGTTGGATTAATCCCTGCACTTTCAGAGTGAGGGTCATCAATTATAAGTAAATCAGCACCACGACCTGTCATGGCCGCTCCAACGCCACAGGCAAAATACTCGCCCCCACCGTTAGTATCCCAACGTCCTGCAGCCTTTGAGTCGGCTCTTAAAGAAACGGCTGGGAATATCTCCTTGAAGGTTTGCGAGTCAATTAAGTTTCTCACTTTTCTACCAAACCTCTGGGAGAATTCTGTTGTATGTGTCGCTGCTATAACTTTCCTAGACGGGTCTTGTCCTAAAAGCCACGCAGGTAATAGCCAAGACGTTAGTTCGCTTTTCCCATGTCTTGGGGCTATGTTAATTATAATTCTCTTTAATTTACCTTCGGCTACCTGCTGAAACTTTTCAGCCATGATTTTATGATGTGGTCCTTCCATAAAAGGCGGCCACACCTGCCTTACAAAAGACAAAAAATCAGTTTTTGAACCTTCTATATTTTTGGCTTCCTGCCACTTTGACAATGCGCCTGATATTTTGTTTCGATGTTCAGAAGGTAATTGATCTAACTTCGACAATAAATCCTTTAAAGAAATCATATATAATTTCCTTTATACTTACATAATACACCGTTTATCCGTGCAGTGCTTATTTTTCTTTCTCCATTGTCTTAATTAATCTATCTAAGTAGTAACGTGCCTTTTTTAAATCTTCTATAGGCTTATCTTTATAAGGAAATCTCCATATATATTTAAATATTACCTGCCAGCAATACATCCCATGTGCTGTAAGTTTTACTTTAAGCTGTCTTCCTTGACTGGTCATTGCTTCCATAGCTTCTATACACTCTATTTTTGATGATGCGTAGTGAGGAGGTTGATTAACCATGTCAATCGAAGAAGTAATCGTACTGTCCGTTGTCGTCTCCGTATTGAAGCCCTCTTCTTTTCCGTTGGACTTTCTTTCTGTATTCGACAGATGATCTTTTAATTTCCCGTTCTTCGTTCTTTTTATTAAGTTCCCTAGCATCTTCTTCTCCCCTTTCTTCTGCCGTTGCCCCTTTT